AGCTGAGCGACCCGACCTTCACGCTGTCGAGCCGCTGCTTCACCCCCGTGTCGTCGTCCAGGTCCCGCATGAACATCACCTGCTCGCACGTCGCCCGCATCAGCACGTCCAGCAGCCCCGCGTCGATCGGGTAGCCCTGCACGTCGCTGGAGTAAACGGCGCCGACCAGTACGGTGCCGTCGAGCAACTGCGAGGCGCGCGAAAGCAGGAAGGTCACGCGGGCGTCGGCCGTGGTCACGTCCAGGGTGTACGTCCGGTAGTCCTGGAGCGTGGCGTACACCCGGACCGTCACCGCGTCTTGCCTCCCCGGTTCGTGGTGCGCGTGGTCTCGCCGCCGACCGGTACGCCAGCCAAACGCCCGGCCGGCGGCAAGTCTTCACCGGCGCTCGGGCTCGGCGCGGACGGGGCATCCTCGTCGGCGCCGAGTTCTTCGAGTTCCCGCCGGAGCCGCGCGCGCTTCTCCTCGCGCGACTCCTTGGCTGCCTCCCGGTCCGCGGCCGCGAGTGTGGCCACCGCGCTCTCGCTGACTCCCATGCGCACATCGCCGGCACCCGGGGGCGGGCACGGGATGAGCTTGCCGAGCCGGATCTGGGCCGCGATCTCGTCCAACGGGAGCCGGGGCACCGGCGGCGCGGGAAGCCGCTGCGCCTCGGCCGCGGCCACCAGCTGGTGGTTGGCCTGCGAGCGGCGGATGCCCTCGGCGTCGAAGCCGTGGATGCCGCCCTGGTCGTGGTGCTGGAACCAGGCGATGCCGCCAGCGTCCTCGTTGAACATGCTTGCGCCCTTCAAGTTGGCTGGGTCAGCCGCGCGGTCCGGCCGGGAAGTACTGCTCGACGATCACGTAGACGGTGCCTGCGCCGAGCGTGCCGCTGAAGTTGAACAGGATGCTGCCGTCGGGCTGCTCGAAGCGGCCCGAGGTCAGGTTGCCGATGTTGTACGCGCCGACCGCGTTGATGTTGAACGTGAGCGGTCCCGCGTTCGCCGCCGGGAAGGGGGGTGCCGAGTTCGGCACGTCGGTGGTGGCGATGGTCGGCTCGACGATGGCGTTGAGCGACGTGCCCGCGGTCGTGATCGTGAAGACGAAGGTGACCTGCTCCGGAACGAAGCCCGCCTGCCCGTAGGCCAGCGCGCCAGTGACCGCGGACGCGGGCAGCTGCAGGCCGTTGGACACGTCGGTCGAGGTGAGGGTGTGCGCGGTGATGCCGGAGGTGGTCAGCATCCCGTTGTTGGCCTGGACGCCGACGTTCGCCGAGGTCAGCTGAGTGGCAGTCATGGTCGCTGGCTCCTGTCAGATTCCGGCCGGGCGCGCGGTGTAGGCGACCGCGAGGGCTTCGGGGCGCACGACCTTCGCGCCGTAGACGTGTAGTCCGCGCACGAGGTCGGCGAAGGTCGCCTGGGCGCGCAGGGCTTCGGTCTGGACGATCTGTTCGGCGTAGGTGATGGCCATGTTGTGGCCGGCCTGGATGGCGTACACGCCGTTGGCGCCCCCCGTGTTGTAGGAGGGGTTGGCGTTGACGGCGTTGTTGGACTCCATCAAGTTGAAGCCGGAGACCTTGCCGAAGTAGCCGTTCTGCATCACGTCGCCGGGGCCGCCGTTGTTGCCGGGGAACGCGATGAACGCCTGCGTCTGCTCGATCAGCGCGCGGCCCCACGGGGGCACGATCAGGTAGCGGTTGCCGTCGTCGGGCACGTTCTGCTGGCCGAGCAGCACCTTGAGCGGCAGCACGACCTTGGTGTAGAAGTCGGCTGGCGCGCTGGTGGTGAAGGTGCCCGGGGTGAGCGGGGAGGAGGTGGAGGCGAGGACGTTGGCGGATGCGGCGCCGGTGTAGAGGGCGGCGAGGAACTGGTCGCTGGTGTCGGCGACGCGGTAGGCGGCGCGGCCTTCCATCCAGGTCTGCATGTCGCCCATGGCCTGGCGCCGGTCGACGTCGTCAACGGACACGGACCACGACTTGGCTTGGTCGATCTGCAGGGACTGGCCGGCGTCGACGATCGTCTGGTAGGTCAGCGTCGAGTTCGGGGTGTAGGAGCTGATGGTGGGGTCGGCGAGCGAGGTGATGTGGACGGTGTCGCCGGGTCCGGAGATTTCGCCTTCGTAGTCGCGGTTGACGACCATGGGGCCGCCGAAGACGAGGTTTTTCTCGAGGGCGCCGAGCAGGATCTTGGACCAGAGCTCGGGCTTGAAGTGCAGGACTGACATCGCAGCCTCTCAGGGGCGGTCTGACAGGGGATGCCGTTTCGGCGTCCGCTGTCGTCCCGTTCCGGGGCGGCGAGCGGTGGTGTGTGGTGGTGCGGGTGTTACTGGTTCATGTAGGACTTGAGGCGTCCGTCGGCCATGGCTTTGGACAGTTGCGCGGGGGTGGCGCGGGCGACGTCGTCGGCGGTCCACTGCCGGTCGGTGGTCGGCTGTGCGAAGCCGCCGGCGGCGTTGCTGCGCGCACCGGCGGGCGCCGCGGGCGTGGTCGGGGTGGCGGCGTAGCGGCTGTTGACCGCGACCGCCGTTTTGATCGCCGCGGTGATGGCGTCGGTGTCGGCCGGGTCGATGCTCTTGATGCTGTCGGTGAACGCGCGCGAGTCGAGCAGTCCCGCGGCGTCCGCGCCGGCCGGTCCGGCGGCGAGCAGGACGGCGCGTTCCCGGGCGAGCTGCGCGGTCTGGGCCTTGGCCGCGGCGAGTTCGGCGGCGATCTGCTCGGGGTCCGGCGGGGTGTCCGGGGCCAGGCCGAGCGCGGCGGCGACCTTGGCCAGCTGCTCCTTGTTGGCCTCGGCCTGCTGCGCGGCGGTGAGGTTGGCCTTGGCCTTGGTCTCCCAGTCGCGCGAGTGCCCCTTCCACCGTTCGGCCTCGGCCTGCAGCCGTGCGGCTTCGGCCTGCCAGTCGGTGACCGGGGGTGGGGTTGCGTCGCCGGCCGGCGGCGTGGCCGGCGCTGGCTGCGGCGGCGGTGCTGCGGACGGGTCAGCGGTCATCGGGTCTCCCGTTGCGGGGTGGCTGGTAGCTGCCGTGCGGCGGCTACCGGGGATTATCGCACATGTGTTCGAAAGGCGGATCAGTTCAGCGGCGGCATCCACTGCGACGCATTCGGGTTGACCGCCACCCACGGCGGCGCGGCGAGCACTTCGTCCGAGTCCGCGTCGGGCCCCGGCGCCGGGGTGACGTTGGATCCGACGGCCTGCGAGCAGTCATAGGGGCCCGCGCCGGGTACGCGGGAGGGCACGTGGCGGCCGCCGGCCGGCCGCCCGTTGTGGATCATAGGTTGCGGGTTGGGGTTCGGGATGGTCGGGATGCTCATGGCTGTAGCTCCTGGTTCGGGTCGACCGCGGGCGCGGTCAATGTGTGGACCTTGACGTCGCCGGCGATCTCGTCGATCTCCTGGCCGATCGTCGCGGTCGAGCCCATCGGCGGGGCGAGCTGTACGCGGGCCCGGCCGAGGATGTCGAAGGACGCCTCGTCGCGCAGCCGCTGAACTTCCACGTCGACCTGCTCGGCGGTCCAGTCCGGGTGCAGGAACGAGACGAGCGTTTCCTTACTGGCGGCCTCCGCTGTCGAGAGGGCGACCGCGGTCTGGGCGAGCTCCTGCTGCGAGGGCAGCACGGCCTCGGGCCAGACGATGTCCGGGCGCACCGGCTCGAGCTCGGTGCGGCCGAACTCGCTGCGCTCCAGGCACATCAGCGAGTACAGGGCATCGGCCAGCGCGGGGCGCCAGTAGTTGAGTTTCTTCTGCCGGGTCAGCAGGGTCCTGCGTTCGCGGTTCTCGATCTCGGTGGCGGTCATCGCGGTGGTTGGCGCGTCGCCGAAAGTCTGGGGGGCGTATCCCGCGCCGCGCAGGATGTGGTTGACGGTCTCGTCGCAGGTGGTCTTGTATTCCTGCCAGCGGATCGTGAACTGGTTGAAGGCGATCGCGGAAGCGTCCGCCGAGCCGGCCAGCAGGTTGAGCGGGGTGAAGACCTCGCGGTCTGGCTCGAAGACGGCGCCTTTGCCGGGGCCGATGTTGTCGAGGTAGGACGGTGGGACGATCAGCCGGAGCTTGGCCAGGCGGATCTCGCGGATCCACGACGAGTACGTCTCGTCGAGCGCGTCCATCAGGCCCTCTACGCCGGCGTAGTCGGAGCGGCCGAGGGCGGCCGCGTCGTAGACGTCGCGCCAGATGCGGTTGGGGCGCATGTTCGGCACGTAGGTGACGGTGGAGGCGTCGGGTGGCAAGTCGGGGAAGGTGATGGCGTTGTCGGCGTCGAGGCTGGCGGCGACAGGTTGCATCTCGGGGTAGTCGCCGAAGTTGCCAGGCTCGCCGAGCTGGTAGGGGGTGCCGATGTAGACGCCGTGGAAGATCGCGTTGTTCTGGAGGTCGTGTTGTTCGAGGTGGCGGTGGACCTCGTCGCCGTCTTCGTGCAGGACACGCCAGAAGATGACGCTGGTGAGCTTGCCGTACTTGAACGTCGGGACGGCGGCGTCGGCGTGGACGAGGTCGAGGAAGGGCCGGTCGGCGATGTCGCGGTCGAAGATGGTGCGCAGGTAGAGGCCGCCGAGGGCGGAGCACAGTTCGGCGCCTTCGAGGAGTGTGGCGTGCAGGTCGTCGTCGAAGCGGTTGTCGAGCCAGTCTGCGGTGGGGCCGGGGCCGAATTCGGTGGTGTCGAAGCGGGGGCGTTTGGCGAACAGGAGGTCGGCGCTCATGCTGCTGATGTCGCCGGCGAGCGGGACGTGGATCTTGGAGCGTTTCTCGCCGGGTGGGGTGGCTTGGCCCCAGAAGTAGCGGTCGACGGAGCCGAGGAGGCCGCCGCGGTATTGGCCTGGGCGCGGTTGGGGGATGTTGGCTTCGCCGGTGGTGCGGAAGAAGGCGCGGCCGGTCGCGGAGTTGGCGCCGAGGTTGTAGTAGGCCCAGGAGAGTTGGTCGGCGTTGCCGGAGAACCAGGCTGACCAGAGGCGTTGGGAGTGGGCGACGGGGTCCCAGATGGAGGGGGGCCAGGTCTGGTCTGGGTCTGTGGGCAGGACCATCGGCGCGTTGTCCGTTTCGGCAGCCGGGGCGGGCGGGTTGCCGTTTCGGCTGCCGCGGCGGGCCCGTGCGGGCGGGACGCGGGTGGTGCTCTGGTTGGCAGGTTACTAGCACGAGTGTTCGATCGGGAGCTACAGTGTGCGTTTAGCAGTGTGGGGAAGCTGGTCGTTCCCGCCAGCCTCATAAGCTGGAGCTCGCAGGTTCGAATCCTGTCACTGCCACGAGTCCATCGGTGCGAAAAGCGCTGGTGGCATGTACTCCCACCACAATGAGAAGGACGGCACGAGGCTGGGAGGCGCGCCCTCGCTCGCTGAGGGGCAGAAACCGTGCCAGGGCTCCCGCGATTGGCCTGAACGCGGGCCTACGACCGTCCGGTGAGCGGCCCCCGACTTCGGTCGGGGGCCGTTTGCTGTGCGCCGAAAATCTGCGGCTGTCGAGTAAGCGCTTACTGCGGTTCGGCGGGCGGCCGATCTGGCGAGGTGGTCACACGGGAAGACCGCAAAGCGCGGCACGACGCCCACACGGTCACCAGGACGCCCGCGATCCAGACCTGCGCCTCCCGCATTGGTCAGCCCCCGTGCCCGTTGACCGGCGGCACCTGCTGGCCCGGCAGCAGCAGCCCCGACGGGCGCGCGACCTGCGACGCCTGCGCCCGCGCCACCTCGGCCGCAGTCGCGATCCGGTGGCGCACGTCGCACCACGAGTTGCCGTTGACCACCATCACCGCCGGCAGGATCGCCTCGACGGGCTGGCCCATCGCTTCGGCGTTGCGCGCCTGCTGCACGCACGCCGCACACAACAGCCCGGCCGGGCCGCCCGCGGCCGGCTCGTCGGCGAGTGTGGCGCCCATCTGCCGGACGAACGCCCGCACCTGGTCCAGGCTGGCGACCAGCGCTGCGTGCGGCATGTCGCTGGCGGCGGAGCCGGTGATGGCGTTGCCGAGGGCCGTGTCGAGTTCGGTGAACGCCTGCCGGATCTCGGCCATGTCGGTCACAGCTGCTCGACCTCCTGGGTGTCGACCCGGTCGCCGCGCACGATCTCTTCGATCAGCTCCGAGCGCACGGTCAGGGTGGTGCTGTAGGCGTCGTCGAATATGGTCCAGGGGCCGTCTTCGCGGTAGCCGAGGGCGCGTACGGTGCGCTGCGACTGGACGCCGTTGGCGTCGGGTTTGCGTAGGACCGTGTATTCGTAGATCGGCATGCTGGTGGTGCGCGGGCTGGGCGGCATGTCGCACATCCGTTCGAACTAGGCTGGTGCCAGCAGGTTACGCCACACGCCCTCCGTCGTCTTCAGCCCATACCGCAGCGCGTCCGCGCCGTGGTCGTTGACCTTCATCGGCTTGTCCTCCCCCTTCGCCTGCGCGGCCGCATCCCACGAATAGCCGGCCAGCTCCCCGATCAATTCCGGGCAGTCCTGCGAGATGGCCAGCTGCCCGCACGTCAACAGCGACGAGACCAGGCGCAGGCCGTCCGCCACGTCGTTGTCCGCGGGCCACGGCGAGACGCCGTCGCGGTGCAGCTGGACGCGGAACGAGGTGGCGGACGGGTCGACGACGATGTACCGCGGCTGCACGCCGCACAGTTCCGTGCCGGGGATGCGCACGCGGGTGAGCCACAGGCGCAGGGCTGTGGAGTATTCGGTGTCGGTGCACTGGCGGTGGGTGCGGCGCGAGTCGTACCGGTATTCGGCGACCGCGTACATGCGCTTGTCGAGGCCGACGCCGAGCAGGACGGCGTGGAACGGGTTGGTGGTGCCGTAGTCGATGCCGACGACGGTCCAGTCGGTGATGAACGGCACGCTGGCGGCCGGTACGACGTGGGTTTGCAGGTCGAACATGTCGTAGACGGCGCCTTCGGCGATGACCCAGAGGCCGAGGATGAAGCGGCGGTACCACAGGCCGGTGTACTGGCGTTTGAGGTAGGCGACGTAGTCCGGGTCTAGGGCGCCGTTGTCGTCGAGTGTGAAGTGCCAGGAGCGCAGGTCGGGGTCGTTGCGGTCGAGCCAGTCGCGTTTGAGCCAGTGGGCTGGTGAGTCGGGGTTGGTGGTGGCGAAGAGTTTGGCGCCGGTGACGGACATGCGGGCGACGAGCTGTTGCCAGGTGACTTCGGGGATGACGGTGGCTTCGTCGACGTAGGCGCCGGCGACAGTCATGCCGCGGATCTTGGTTTCGGAGGCGACGTCGTTGGCGCCGAGGACGTGGATGGTGCGGCCGAGGATGTTCGCCGTGGGTGCGCCGGGGGTGTAGGTGGTGGCGGTGGCGAGTTCGCCCATCAGGTCGGGGTTTTGTAGGACGGCGATGGCGTTGCGGTAGATGGTTTCGCGGGTGCGGCCCATCATGAGCAGTTCGCCGGCGGTGGGTGCGTCGGCGATGAATGCGAGCCAGCGCAGGAGGGAGGCGATGGTTTTGCCGGAGCGGACGGCGCCTTCCCAGATGTTGATGCGGGCGGTGGCCTGGTGGATGGAGATGACTTGTTTGTCGGACAGGTTCACGTGGGGTCGGCAGTCGGGTCGGCGAGTTGCGCGGCGCGTTGGGCGATGGCGTCCATGAAGCCGTGCACGAGCCCGCGGGCCTGGTCGACGCCGCCGTCTGCGTCGTGGTCGACGAGCCGTAGGTGTTGGGTGGCTGCGGCGACGGCGGTCTGCATCAGGGCGCGTTTGGCGTCGGTGGGGGGCTCGTCGAGGTGGTGTTCGTTGTACGTGTTGTCGCGGCCGCCGAACGCGTAGACGGTGTACGGCTGCCACAGTTGCTCGCGCAGCCGCACCGCGTCGGTCAGCAGGTTGTCGGCGAGCTGGGCGCGCCGCGCCGCCATATCAGCCGTGCGTGCCTTCGTGGCCGCCATCGTGCCGGACCGGTCGAACGATCCGGGCGGCGCGTGGCGGCCGACTGAGGTGGTGGACACGCCGGTGCGCCGGGCGATCTCCGCGCGCGAGAGGCCGGCCGCGGCGAGCTCGCGGATCTGGGCGATGGTCTCGGCGGGCAGCGGGTCGGCCATTTCCGCCTCCTACGCGCGCGCTGGCCGGGACGGCCCGGGACATGTCCTGTTCGAACGTTTGATCGATTCTAGGCGTGGTGGCGTGGTCTTGGTAGCGGTGCGGGGTGTGAGGCGGTGGTGGTGCGGTCGCGCCAGCCGTGGGGGGTGAGGTAGATGGGTTGGCCGCAGATGCAGCGGCGTGCGTTGTCGGGGTGGGGGATGGCGTTCATGGTTGGGCGTCCGGAGCGGGCTCGTGTGGGCCTGGCGAACTGGTGTGCGACTCGTGTGCCGCGGGGGTGGCGTCTGGGGGCTGTGTGGCGTCCTGCGCGTCCCCTGGCGGCTGCTGTGGCTCGGCGCGGTCGTACGGTGGCAGCCGCATCGCGCGCTTGGCGGTGATGCGGGCGGCTTCGAGTGCGTGGATGTCTTCGTATTTGAGGCGGCGGGCGGTCAGGCCTGCGGCGGTGAGTGCGCGGATCAGGTCGAGGGCGACTTCGCGCAGCTGGTCGTTCTGGTCGGCGCAGCGTTCGGCGTCTGTCGTGAGCTCCTCGAGGAGCTGGAGCCGGGCGGCGCTCTGCTGGCGTAGGTGGTCGCGTTCGGCGAGCAGCGCGCGCAGGTCGTCGCTGGCGAGGCTTGGCTGGCGGGTGGATGCGGGGGCGTGCGTGATGCAGATCCATCGCATCGTGTCGTCTTCGCCGGGGGGGAGGGAGCCGCGTGCGTCGAGCCACGCGCGGATCCGCTGCGCGGCGTGCTCGGCGTCAGTCACGGTCGGCCCCGATCACGCCCTGTGCCAGCCGCTTCGCCGCCCGCTCCGCATACCGCTCGTCGACCTCGATACCGACCGCGCGCCGACCGGAGAGTCGGGCCGCGTCGAGGGTGCTACCGGAACCAGCGAAGGGGTCGAGTAGGAGGCCGCCACCCGGACACGCGTACTTGATCAGCGGAGTGAGCAGGTTCACCGGCTTCTCCGTCGGATGGATCGCTAGACCGCGCAGGTTTTTCGCCCGCAGAATGCTGACCTGCAGGCGCGTGTCGTCGTCGACCCACGTTGTCTTGCGGTGAAGGTCGCCCAAGTGCTCGCCTCGCCTACGCCCATCGGCACCTTTCACCGCCTCACCGGGTACCGTGCGGGATCTGCCGGGCGTACCGATTGGCGCCGCGGGGACACGCTGCGCGTCCTTGTAGATGTCGGCCCACCTGGCGCCGCAGTACCAGTGCAGGGCGTTCTCGTGGACGCGCTTGAACCGGTCCGTGAAGATCCCGGTGCCCGCGTTCTTCTCCCACACGATGTCCTGCGAGAGCTTCCACGTCGCGGAGCGGAACTCGCGCCAATGCTCGCCGAACATGCGCATGCTGCCGAAGCACCACATCGACCGCGCTACCGTCGCAGCGACCTCGACCCACCCGCCGGGCCACCGGTCCCACTTGAGGGACGTCTCGCCGTACGGCGGATCCGCGACCACCAGGTCAGCCGTCAGCCCGAGTTCGGGGATCAGCTCGCGGCAGTCGCCGAGGTAGAGGGTGATCTGGTCGTCGGCGTAGTAGGGGGCGCTGGGAGTCAGGTCAGTCACGGTCGGCCCCGGGCGCTCCTGCTGCGGTGGGCGACGGCAGCTCGGTCACGTCGCGTTCGGCGGTCTTGACGATGGACTCGACCATCCACACGTCGGTGTGGGCTCCGTCGCCTGCTGCGATTTCGGAGCGGTAGACGGCGTGGACCTCGCGCAGGGCTTGCAGGAGGATCTTCACGTCGCGTTCGAGCTGTCGTCGGCTTCGCTGTGCCATGTCAGTCTCCTGTGTCGGTGTCGGCGGGGCTGGCGGGTGTGCCGTCGGTCATGTCAGGCCTCTTGTTGTCCGGTAGTCGTCGGTGAGTTTGGTGGTGGCGCGTAGGCCGGTGAGGACGGCGCGGATTTCGTCGTCGAGGTCGGTGGGTCGCCAGAGGGCGATTTCGTGGCCGGTTTCGGCGAGGGCGGCGAGCCAGTTTTCTTGGTCTGGGGTGAGTCGGCCGGTGTCGGTTTTGAGTTCGGCGAAGATCAGGCGGTGGCGGCGGGTGTGGAGGAGGACGAGGTCTGGGAAGCCGGGTTCGCTGCGGCGTGAGTCGTGGGTGTGGTAGGTGAGCCAGCCGGTGAGGCGCGCGATTTTGCGGACGGCGGTGAGGAGGGTGGCTTCGGTCATGGCGGGTTTGCGGGGGGGTGGTGTCGGGATGGCGAGTTGTTGGGCGTCTTGTTCGAGTGCGGTCAGGCGCCGGACGGGTCGGTGGGTCATGGGATCACCGGCGTGAGGGACAGCAGGGACGGCAGGGACAGATAAGGGGCTGTTCCGATAAAACCTCTCTGCGCGCGCGCATTACGTATTACCTCTACTAGAACTGTCCCTATCTGTCCCTGGATAGGTTTGACCTGCGTATAGGGGCTTCGATTGGAGGGACAGAGCGCTTTTTGAGCTGTCACTATCTGTCCCTTTCGGTCCCTCGCATATAGGAAGGGCGGGTGCATATCGGACTCACTTCCAGGCGTCGGCGTCGCCCGCGTCGGGCTCGTCGAGGGATAGCAGGGACAGACCGAGGTAGAACCTGCGGCCGTTGGACTTCGCACTGTCGATGCCGAGCGTCTTGAGTTCCCGGCCGAAGGACTGCGGTGTCAGGGGCCGTTCGCCCTCGGCGCCGCACCAGCGGTCGTAGGCGCCGCGCAACGCCTTGGTCTCGGTCTTGACCAGTTCGCCGCCCCCGACCAGGCAGCACTCGTCGAGGAACCGGGCGAGGTGGTTCTCTTCGTCCGCATAGGTCTGGGTCTCCTCGATGACGGACTGCGGTTCGCGCATGCCGCCGGAGAACAGGTCGACGGCTCCGGCGATGATCCAGGCGAGGATGCCGGGGCCTTCCTCGGCTACGAGGATCTGGGCGAGGTTGGTGATGCGCTTGTCGTCCGGGACGCGGTGGACGAACGGTACGAGGCGCAGGCGTCGCCAGAAGGAGTCGCCGCCGGCGCGCACGGAGGGCTTGTGGTTGCCGGCGATCCACAGGTGGTGGGTCGGTTCGAAGGTGAAGTAGTCCTTGTGCATGAACCGGGCGGTGAGCGCGTCGCCGCCGGTGAGCTCCTTCACCTTGGCCTCGTCGAACTGCTGGTCCTGGTTGACCTCGGAGGCGATGACGAGGCGCAGCCCTTGCAGGCGCGCGATCTGTGTTTCGTGGCCGCTGTATTTCTGGGCCATGAGGAAATTGCGCGGTGCGGTGGCGGCGTAGTCGCCGAGCAGCGTGCGCATGATTTCGGTCAGGACGGATTTGCCGTTCTGGCCCCCGCCGTACAGGAATGGCAGGACGTGGTATCTGACGTCTCCGGAGGCGGAATATCCAGCGAGCCGTTGAACGTAGCGGATCATTTCGGCGTCGCCGCTGAAGGTGTCGTTGAGGAATGAGTGCCAGCGCGGCGTCAGCTGAGTCGGGTCGGGTGCGATGCACGTTGAGCGGGTGTGCAGTGCGCTTTGGTCAGGTCGGCTGGTGTGGCCGGTGACCAGGTCGACGATGCCGCCGGGGGTGTTGAGGTGGAGGCGTCGGCCGTCGAGTTCGTGTGCGTGGGCGACGACGAGCGGATCGGATGAGGCGAGTTGGATCATGGCGTCGATGCTGCGTTTCCCGAGGGATCGTCGCCTGTGTTTTTCGCTGTCGGTGTCGAGCGGGCGCATTCCGCGGATGGTGAAACGGGCTGCTTGCTGGATTTTGTTCTCGTCGTCCCAGTGCCAGCGGTACGTGTCCCAGGTGAGCCATTTCCCGGCTTGCGGTACGAAACGGATGTAGGCGCCGTATTTCTCGACGAGGCGTTGTGCGTTGCCGTCGTCGGTGTAGCTGTACGGGTCCACCGGCGAGAGTGCGTCGAGGTGCGTCTGGGCGTCGGGCCAGCCGAAGTCGGCGGGCTCGTCGGCGTCATGCGGCTCGCCTGTCGGTGGGTCGTACGAGTCCTGCATGGTTGCGCCTTTCCAGCCCGGGGTCTGTCGCTGCTTCCAGCTCGGCGTTGCGTTCTTGCGCCAGGTGCAGTGAGCGGCGCGTGGCGGCGAGTTCGCGCTCGAGTTGTCGGCGGACCGTGGCGTTGTTCTGGTCGATCGCGCGGCTGCCGTCGGCCACCGTTTTGCGTGCGAGCACGGCCCAGTGTTCGGCCATGTCGCGTTCGCAGGCGTCCCATCCCTGCTGGAAACCGCAGGCCACACCCCATTCCCACTGGTCCTTGCGGACCTGTTCGAGCTCTTCGAGCAGGCGCAGGATGGTCTGGTGGGATTGGTCGAGCATCAGTTCGAGGCGGTGCGTATCACTGGTGGGCACGGGGCGCCCCCTGACGAATGTGCATATGCACCACACTACCAATGCGAGTAGTGTGGTGCATATGCAGGGTGAGTTTAGGGTGGGCGCAGTATGCCCTTGCACGGGGTACTCTGTTGCCATGGCACCCCAAGCTGACGGCCGCACGCCGAACCGCGTCGTCCGCATCGACGATGAGACGTGGACGGCGTACGGGCGTGTCTGCGAAGCCAAGGGCATCTCGCGTTCTGACGACATCCGGATGCACATCAAGTCGGCGATCGCGGCGCACGAGCGTCGGCAACGCACGGCAGCGGTGGAGAGCGACCCGCGTGGGTCGCTCTCCACCGCCGAACCGGACTGAGATCACCGCGGGGGCCCGTCCCGCAGCCACGGCACGAGCAGTTCCTCAGTCGGCTCCGTGGCCGGCAGCGGCACCGTGTCGCCCAACGGACCCCGCACGGCCAGTTCCAGCCGGTACTCCAGCCGCCGGACCGCAGCCTCGGCCTCCTCGGCCCGCTCGAGGGCGCGGGCCGTGCGCCACTTCCAGCGGGCCGTCTCGCACACGGCCGCGTCCAGGTCGGCCTTCAGACGGCGGCGGGAGCGGTAGCTACGCATCGGTGGCCGCCTCTCGCAGTGCCCAGTCCGGCGGCGGGAGCACGTCGGCGGTCGTCCAGGTCTCCTCGACCGCGTTGCGGTGCTCGCCGGCGTGGCCGGTGTCGAGGATGCAGCGGAACGTGCTGTCAGCCCGAAGGCCGGTGCAGCGGCCGGGATACTCGTCGTCGGCCAGCAGGCCGGGGAAGCGGCCCGCGGCGCCGAGCTCGGGCAGCGCAGTGGGGATCGACTCCGGGAAGAACAGGGGGTTGGTCTCGTCGTTCATCAGCTGGACTTCCCTTGTGCTCGCCGCTCGCGCCGGTACTTGCTGTACGCCCCCTGGCATACCTGGCAGCGGCAGTCGCCCTTCAGGTAGACGTTGAGGCCGTGGCCGGTCGCCTCCTCTTGGGCGCGCCGCAGCCTGCGGTCCTCTACTTGCTGCCAGCGTTCGCAGGCATCGCACAGTGCATGACCTTCGGCGCGGTGTGCTTCGACGCCGGAGCGGGTGCCGTGCCTGAGCGTCAGCGTGCCGAGCGTCCCCAGCGACCGCCGGTTCGACCGCATCGGGCGTCCGGTCAGACCGAGGGCTTCGAGCAGCTGCCGGGCATCCTCGACGTCGGTGGCCTGGGAACACACGAACAGGGCCGCGGCGCGATTTTGAGCAGGAAGAGGCTTGGGCACGATGGGCAGCGCATCGACGGTGGCCGTGATGCCCTCAACGGTGTCCTCGGGTCGATGCGGCATCAGGCACCGTCCGGATCGGTCGGCGAGACGTCGAGCGCGGGCGCACCGTGGACGTCCTCACGCTGGATCCACACTGACGCCCACACGGCTGTCTCGGCGTGCCGCAGCTCCCAGTAGCCGGGGTGCTCCGATACCCACGTCACCGGCGGTGTGCTCTCGGGCGTCGCGGCGTAGTACGCCTCGAGGTGGGAGATGCCTGCTGCCTGCGCGGCGGTGAGGGTGGCGAAGGCGGTGTCGCCGGGGTCGGAGATGTTGCTGCCGAGGATGAACACCTCGGCGAGGCGGTCGGGGTCGGTCGGGACAGCGGCGAGTTCAGCTGCTAAGCGCTTGTTCTCGTGGACGAGGGCTTTGATCGGCTCGGCGAACATGGCCCGGATCAGCTCGTCGCGCTGATGCACCAGGCTGTACAGGCCGTCCTGGGAGATCTCGCGCGTGCCCGGCTCGAGCAGGAAGGTCGGCAATCCGCTGCCGTCCGGGTTGAGCAGTTCGGTGAGGCGATAGATGGGGCTCGGCGCCCGGGTGTCAAGCGCCATCACTGGTCCTCCTGCGAGGACACGGCGTCGAAGGACTCCTGGAGGGACACGATGACGTCGCCGAGCCGGTCGATCTCGGCGTCGCGTTCCGCGATCTGCCCGGCCTGCCAGGCGATGTGGCCGCGCAGCTTGTCCGCGGCGAGCTCGCCGAGCTCCTGCGCGTGCCGGATCGTCGCGTCCAGCTCGGAGCACAGCCGGTGGATCTCGTGCTCGGTCAGCTCACCGGACATCGTCGGCCGCCTCAGGCGCCTGTGCGGCTACGAACTCGGTGGTCGCCTCGGCCCACGCGATCGAGTCCTGGAGGTAGTCGAACGCGTGCCTACCCAGGAGGGCCTTGAGCACGTCGATGTGCTCGGCCGGGATCTCGGCGGCGATGCACGCGTTCTGCCACATCTCGGTGGACGGGGAGACCCAGTCCCCGTAGATGCGGCTGGCGAAGCGGCGCACCAGGGCGTTGACCGCCGCGTGGAATGCGTGCCATTGCAGCTGGGTG